TTTAAAATTTGTTTGCTTTGACCCATTGCAGGCTTTCGTATCTTCAAGTAGCCCCATCTCAAACTCAAACGAAGCAGCCCAACTTTGGTGTCAGTTTTGCGCGAGTATATCGGCTCAGTTGGGTTGCACTACTTTAAGTATTCACCACATGAATAAAAGCGGCTTAGTCGGAACTGAATCCCCCATGCAGGCCAGACAAAATGTGCGCGGCGCAAGCTCCATAATCGATGGGATGCGGTTTGCTATGGCGATGTGGTTGCCTAATGAAAAGGAAGTGGAAAGGATTTGTGTGGAGCAAGGTATTGAACCGAATCCAACGAGTGTCGTTAGAGCTGGTTTAGTTAAGAGCAATAGCGGTAATGTTGACACTTCCATTAAAACATTAATCAGAGAGAAAGATTCACCAGTATTGGATATATTAAAAGAGGAGAAGGGTATAAAATGGGATTGAGTGAAAAACACAAGGACAACAACATGAAATGTTGGCATTGCCAAACGGATTTAATCTGGGGTGCAGATCACGAAATTAGCGCAGACAATCCCATTGCTGATCCAGATGAATTTTCCATGGTCACGAATTTATCTTGCCCCGCTTGCAATGCGTATGTCGAAGTTTATTTGCCAAAGGAATTAGAGAAATAGGGAGTCGTTGCTTGATGCAACAAATAACAAATAAAGAAATTACAGTATGGTTTTCTTGCGGTGCTGCATCTGCGGTAGCAGCGAAAAAAACAATAGAAATTTATGGCGAAAAAAACAATATAAGAATTGTTAATAATCCAGTAAAAGAAGAACATCCAGACAATCAAAGATTTTTAAAAGATGTTGAATCCTGGTTAGGTGTTCCAATCGAATACGCGGTTAATCCAAAGTTTCCAGATTCTTCTGCTGTAACAGTATGGGATAAATATAATTATATGTCAGGGATTAGTGGCGCACCTTGTACTTTACATTTAAAGAAAAAAGCGAGGCAAGCATGGGAAAATGAAAATCAATCAGATTATTTGGTTTTGGGTTTTACTGCTGACGAAAAGAAACGCGCTGATCGTTTCAGAATAACTGAAAGGGAAAACTTGATTCCAGTATTGGTTGATTTAAATATAACCAAAGAAAAATGTTTTGAGATAATTAGTCAAGCCAATATAAAAAGACCTGAGATTTACAATTTAGGTTATCCCAATGCAAATTGTATTGGATGCGTAAAAGCCACATCACCTACTTACTGGAATTTAGTTAGAAAAACATTTCCAGATATTTATGAGGAACGAGCAAATCAATCCAGAGTAATAGGTGCAAAATTAGTTAGGCATAAAGGCGAAAGAATTTATTTAGATGAATTGCCAGAAAACGCACAAGGAAGAAAGTTAAAAAGTTATGATTTTGAATGTGGTTTATTTTGTGAGGAATTGGAATTATGAGCAAAGGCAGTCGGCCCAGAAAGATATTAAACAAGAAAAAATACAGCGAAAACTGGGACAAAATCTTTGGTAAAAAGAGTAAAAAGAAGAAGTAATGTTGATGAAGTTTTCATCAACCCCTGATGAAGTTTTCATCAACAGTTGATGAAGTTTTGCGCATACAGACTATACTATACTAATAGAGAGATGCGCCAGAGGCGCACTCTCTTAATTTAAGATTGAGTATTAGTTTCAGTTTTAGTATTAGTATTAGTTTTTAGTTTAGTATCAGTTTTAGGTTTTAGGGAGAGAGATTGTGAGAGAGTATTGGTGGATTGAGAGTGGAGTGCCGAGTGAGGAGCAAGCAAGCGGATGTGTGCGCTATGCAGTTTCCCAGTATTCATTCTCGAAGATCAAGCAAGCGGTATGGAGAATCTATCGCTTACATCTCGATAGAAAAGATTTAAATGCTTCCGATAAGGTGGTCTTGTATTGTCTTTGTGAACGATTCAGGGTGCAAAGTATGAGCAGTAGGGATGCGGTGGGGTATTTGAGTAAGATGTGTGGATTGAATCGCACGACAGTAGGAAAGAGTATTCAAAATTTAGTGGATGCCGGGGTTTTGTGGATTGTGGAAGAAGGGGAAGCGCGGAAGGCACATAAGCGGTTGGTAGCGAGAAAGTATTTTAAGAAGCATTTCTTGATTGTAGGGCTGAGTTATATGCTTGCGGAATGGGGTAGCTAGGGTGTGGTAGAGAAAAGCCCTCACAGAGGCACTGGGTGCGTGTGAGGGTGGGGGGGGAAGATGTATGTGTTATTCCTGTATTTCGTATTTAACTCTTAACCAATCGTTATATCTTTTATTGTATTCGTATTGGCTTAGTATGTTTTCTTCTTTGTAATACTCTTTCTCTGAAATGTATCGTTGGTACATACGATCTACAAATACTTGGAATTTACTTCTGCTATCTTTGTAGGGTTGATTTGGTTTCATTCTTCCTTGCCTTGAAGGAATTCTTCTCGCAGTTGGGTGGCAAAGTTGAGGAATGCGGTTCGGTGTTGGTGTGTGTCGGGTATCCATGCCTTCTGGCGTTTTAGGCCCTTGGCTTTTTGTTTTTGTTCGTATGATTTAACGTGTTTGTAATTTGACATTTTCTTTCCCTTTTATTTGGTGTAAGGCGAAACTGGGGTTTTAGTTTCATTAAAGACCGGGAGTTTTTATGTGTGCTTTGCACACCCTCTCTACCTTACGATTAATCGTTTAAAGACATATAATGATCGTCTATTGCTTGCGCTTCATCTTGCTCGGCTTGGATCATTTCTTCTTGCTGCTGTTTTAATAGCTGTTCCTTGCTTTCAATCTCACTATTTTTTCTCGTAGTATTGTATATATCCTGGCAAGCCTCTATTACCAATTGCTGATCTTTCATGCTCAGTTCACGGAAACTAGCCATTACGCTTATTATCCTTTCATTAGTAGTCATTGGTTTAACCTCGCTTACTAATATTTCAGTTTTAGTTATTAGTGAGTCTTTCTCCATCTCATTTAGTGTTGGCTCAGACTCGATCATATTAACCAGATTGTTAGATAAGTTACTCATAATATCTATACTTTAATTCATAGTCCCTCATAAGTAAAGGGACTTATAACCTATCATCGTATAAAGGGAAATCATCAGAGCTGATTTCAAAGTTACATCCTGGTTCTGGGCAAAACTTGCCAGAGAAGAATAAACCGATATCTGGCTCTGCTTCTTGGCTCTCCAATTCGCACTCACAATAGGGACATTCATTCATTTTTGTTTACCTCTCTCTCTGTTAATAAAACTTAAATATTTAATGGCCAGATTACGGCTTGGAAAAACTTTTCCGCAGCTTATCTGGAATTTTTGCTTGCCTAGTTTTTGAATCTTAAATTGTTTCATTAAGAACCCACACAATTCCAATAACCGCTTGAATATACAAGTAGTTCATTTTCTGAAATTTGCTCTATTTTTTCTAAATGACTAGCGCACACAAAAATGGTTGCTTTGTTGTATTTGTTATAATCATTCGGGCTAATAATTGCATACATTTCATCCTTACCATGCAACTCCTCATCATTATTACCCTTTTGGTTGGATTTATAATAAGTATTAGCTAGTTTATAAAACTCAGAAAAATTATTTCTCATTTCATCGCTTGTATATTCTTCCTTAGTTTTGACTGTTGGTTTATATTCGGGTATTTCATAATCAAAATTACTCATTTTTTTTGCTCTCTCTCTTTTAAGATTCTTCTTATCTTTAAGATTTCATCCATTTTCTTATTGACTGTTGATGCTCTCATGTAGCCATGATCGTACTGCATTTCGCGCTGAATAAAATATATTCTATCTTCTAATTGTTGATTGTTGAGCTTGTTTAAATTAATCATGTTCTCCCCTTTAATGATTTATTGGTTTTACTTCTACTCGGTTAAGCGGAATTATCTCCGCTATATAATTTGGTTGTTGAATTAATGGGAACTCATTAATGAAAGATTCAGCTTTTTCTACAGTATCGAATATGCCGAAAGATGATAGCTGTTGAATCTTATCTACTCCGAACTTAACTAGAACTGTGTATTCATAATCCTGGTGCGGTTCGCTTTGCTTTGGATTGATTGATACTACGTTATCCATTGTTGACCTCTCTTTGTATTTTTAATCTGATATTGTCAGCACGTTCTATGGCTCGTTTTAGTTCTGGCGAGATGTTCTGTCGCCTTGCTGCTTTGTTAAACTCGCGCCATTCGTTTAGGATTTGCTTATCGTTCATTCGTTTCTCTAGTTTCAATCATAATATCTCTGATAATTTCTCTATCCATTGAATCGCCATCAAATGGTAAATCAATGTTCATTAACATTCTTATTTTAAGAGCTAAAATAATTTCTTCTTTAGTGACACCGCCAGTTGATGGAAAAAACTCTTTTCCATAAATGCTGTCATCTTGATACGGATTGTCGTCAGCATCATAATGAGTGACTTTGCCTTTACCATAAAAAACATTCACATAGTCAACAAATTCCATATTATTTTTAGATAAAAGAATATCGGATAATATTTTTGTATGTAAACCATCAATACTAAATTCTACTTTGCCCATCTTTACTTCCTCCCATTATTAAACATAATAAAGCGCACTCGATTGAATGCGCTTGATATGTTCAACTATTGATGTGTGGAATCTTGTACTTCATCCCAAATCAATCCACATCCGACATCTACTGTATCTTCTAGATTTTCTTTAGCGTGTATAATCGCATCCACTACATCTTGAAATGGCTCATTATCGGTTGGATCATTTTTGTTATATAAATCCATTGCGATTTGTTCAGCAACTTCTATTGTGACAATTGGGCATAGCCATCCATTCCATCTTGTAGGGTGAATATCGACCGCCTCATAAATAGGATTATCTTTTGCTCCTTCGATTGAAAATTTAACTTCTTTTAGTTTTACTGCTTCCATCTTTATTTACTCCCTTTAATTAAAAGATACATTAATTATAATGAGTACCTTACTAAATGCAAATATATATATGTATGTTTTTATGGTGATATATTCCAAAATATGCTCAATTCGTTATATAATGGGGTTTGTGAGGTACTTAAGAGAGAGTAAAACAATTTCATTATGGAAGAAAAAACCACCAAGAAACGCGCTAAATTGGGTAGAAAGCTCGGACGCAAGCCTATAAAAATTGAAGCCTCGGAAATATACGAGCTGGCCAAGAGTGGCTTGGGCATTATGGATATTTGTCGGCTATGCAATAAGGGTAAGGGCATTGGATGGGACTTATTCAAAAGATTAAGAGATGATAAAAATACGGGAATAGCGGACGCACTTGAGCGCGGTATGAGCGAATCCGTTAAATTTGTAAACTACAAGCTGATGGAATCAATCAATGACGGCTCAGTACAAAGCATACAGTTCTTCTTACGCAATAGACGGCCCGAAGAATGGAATCATGATAATAAATCTACTGTTGAGCATACAATTGACCTGGCTAGCATAATAAGCGATAGACGCTCCGCACTCACTCACTCCGCTTCCGCATCACTTCCACCCACTAAGGGACTTATAATAAACAATGAAGATTAGCGCGAATAATAGCCACCTAATGCGTGCGTGTGGGTGCGCTGATTATAGAATGTGTGCGGATGTGCGCGCGGATGTGCGGAAAACAAAATACCCCCCCTTTGATTCTGGGCGTACTAGTACGTTATATATATCTATTGAACAAAAATTTTATTACTTTCTCGGATGCACTCGTCTTTTTCTCCTCTCTCCCGTTGGCGGGTGCATCCTTTAATCGCTATTAAGAATAGGTAACGACATAAACATTCAACTACCAAACAAAAAATATAGAACTATTTACGCTGATCCGCCTTGGAATGAAACAGGCGGTGGAAAGATAAAACGTGGTGCTGATAGGCATTATCCTTTGATGAAAACAAAAGAAATAAAAGAAATGCCCGTAAATGAAATAGCAGACGATGAGTGTTGGTTATATTTGTGGGTTACAAATAATTACCTAAAAGATGGCATACAGGTTCTTGAGTCTTGGGGATTCAGATATGTGACCAACATAGTTTGGTGCAAGGATAAGTTTGGAATAGGTTATTATTTTAGAGGGCAGCATGAATTGTGCTTGTTTGGAGTTAAAGGGAAGCTCAAACCAAAATTAAGGAATATACCAAGTGCTTTTTATGAACCCAGAGCAAAGCATTCAAAAAAACCTGATAGAATTAGGCAAGTTATAGAGAGCATGAGTTACGAGCCAAGAATAGAGCTATTCGCAAGAGAAACAGCAGATGGTTGGGATAGTTGGGGTAATGAAGTATGAAGTACGGAGCAGAACAAGAAAAGCAACTGATGACTGAGCTTTGGTCTATAGACATCAAAGACAGTCCACTAAACTTTGTTAAGTTTGCCTTCCCTTGGAATCAAGAAAACACCCCCCTCGAAGGTTTTACAGGGCCGAGGAAGTGGCAAGAAAAAATTTTGCGAGATATTGGAAATCACATACAAAGAAACCAAAGTTTAGATATGCCAGAGATGTTTAGACTAGCCGTAGCATCAGGTCGTGGTATCGGTAAATCAGCCTTAGTTTCTTGGCTAATCCTCTGGATGCTCACCACCCGCCTCGGCTCCACCATCATCGTCACCGCCAACACCGAGCAACAGCTACGCTCGCGCACCTGGGCTGAACTCGGCAAATGGCTCACGCTATCCATTAACTCACACTGGTTTCACAAAACTGCCACCTCACTAAAACCTGAGAAGTGGTTTGAAGAAGCACTGATACGCGACCTACAAATCGACACAGGCTACTACTACGCACAAGCACAACTCTGGTCGGAAGAAAACCCAGACGCATTTGCGGGTATTCACTCCACCTACGGAGTATGCCTAATTATGGATGAGGCATCAGGTATCCCCGCACCCATCTACTCAGTATCGGAAGGCTTTTTCTCTGAACCCACAGCAGACAGATACTGGTTTACTTTTTCTAACCCAAGAAGAAATACAGGGCCGTTCTACGACAGCTTTCATTCCAAGCGCAAATACTGGCATAACGAACAAATAGACTCGCGCGATGTAGAAGGTACAGATCAAAAACTGTTCCAGAGTATGTTAGATCAATACGGAGATAATTCGACCGTTGCGAGAGTGGAAGTGTTGGGTGAGTTTCCAAGCGCGGATGACGATACGATTATTCCTATGGAACTTGCAAGGGGTGCGGTAGAAAGAGAGGTGTCTTTGAGTGCGTCTGCGCCTATTGTGTGGGGTGTGGATGTGGCGCGATTTGGTGGGGATAACTCTGCGTTGTGTGTGCGACAAGGTAATACTGTTCTGGAAATGAAAACATTTAACTCTATGGATTTAATGCAACTTTGCGGGGCGATAAAAAACAAGTATGATAACGAAACAGTAATGACAAAACCGCAAGAGATATTGGTCGATGTGATTGGGCTAGGTAGCGGGGTAGTGGATAGGCTGTCAGAGCAGAACTTGCCAGTGCGTGGGGTGAATGTGGCAGAAGCACCATCTACCAAAAAGAATTTTTTAAACTTGCGGGCAGAACTTTGGTTTGCAATAAAAGATTGGTTAGCACAAAGAGATTGTCGCTTGCCAAATGACGATGAATTGATAGCAGAGTTGGTTGCACCAATTTATAAATACACATCAACAGGGAAAATAAAGATTGAATCTAAAGAGGAAATGAAAAAAAGAGGGATTAAGTCACCCGATAGAGCCGATGCATTAGCATTAACTATGGCAAGTGCTGCAGCTTCATTTAGTGGAAGTCAATCATTTATGGGGTATAATTTTAAAAAACCGTTAAAGTCAAGAATTTTGAGAGTTGGATAACCTATGAAATACGATAAAAAAGATAAGAAAGCCAAAGGTACAAAAAAAGTAGATTACACAAAATTACAAAGCATTATCCGTTCTAAATTGGATGATGCAGAAGATTACATCAATCAAATAGGTAAGGAACGCGCAGAAAGCACAGAATATTACTTGGGTACTGAACCCGATAATACCAGTGATTTACAATCTGAGTTCATATCGACTGATGTTAGAGATAGCGTATTGTTTATGTTGCCATCAATCATGCGCACTTTCTTTGGCACTAAAAAAGTAGTGGAGTTTGTACCTAATAGTCCAGAAGATATTCCTGTTGCAGAACAACAAACTGACTACATCAATTATATTGTCCAACAAAAAAACTCTGGTTTTAAAGTCTTGTACGATGCGTTCAAAGATGCACTCGTAAGAAAGTCAGGATTTGTTAAGGCTTTCTGGGATGACACCATGAGTTCCACAACGCACGAATACACAGACATTGATCCGATGTCATATCAAGCGTTAATACTTGATCCAGATGTTGAAGTCGTAAAAGAGTCGGTAAAGATGGAATCTATGACCATGATAGACCCACAAACCAACGAAGAAATTACACAAGAATCACCCGCAAGTTATGACCTAACCATTAGAAGGGTGAAAAGAAAGGATCAAGTCTGCATAGAAGCTGTACCGCCAGAAGAAGTTTTGATATCAAGAGATGCAAGAAGTTTAGAATCTTCTAGTTATGTTGCGCATCGAATGGTAAAGACTGTATCTGACTTAGTTGCTATGGGATACGATAAAGAAGAAATAGAGGAATATGCGGGGTCTGGATCGTCTTTTGATGCTAACACCTACACGGAAAGAGAAGCACGAAACCCACTCGGTGAAGATGTCTACCCTACGTCTAGCACCGAACACTCAAAAGAAGTTTTATACATTGAACATTATTGTTTTTACGATTTAGACGATGATGGTATAGACGAGAGGATCAGAGTATGCACAGTTGGTAATGGCGCAAATATTGTCAACTGCGAACCTTGGGATGACCTTCCTATTGTCATGTTCTGCCCCGATCCAGAACCTCACACCTCTATTGGTAGTTGCCCCGCAGATTACGTTAAACCAATCCAAGCAGCTAAATCACAGATTATGCGCGACACATTGGATTCATTGGGTCACTCAATATTCCCAAGAATGGGTGTGGTTGAAGGACAAGTAAACATTGATGATGTATTAAACACTGACATTGGACAACCTATCAGGATGCGTGCGCCAGGTATGGTGCAACCTTTCTCTGTACCATTTGTCGGTAAAGAAGCATTTCCTGTTCTGGGTTACTTAGACGAATCCAAAGAAAACAGAACTGGTGTATCTAAAGCAAGTGCTGGGTTAAACGCTGATGCACTTCAATCCACCACTAAATCCGCAGTTTCAGCGACTATGAGTGGTGCGCAAGGCAGAATCGAACTAATTTGCCGTCATTTTGCAGAAGGTGGGATGCAACAATTATTCAAACTTGTTAATGGTTTAGTGATAAAACATCAGGATTCACAAGCAGTTTACCGCTTAAATAACGAATTTATTGCTGTTGATCCGCGTTATTGGGATGCAGATAAAGATATGGTGATTAATGTCGCAATAAGCAAGTCTAGCGATGAAGAAAAGTCTGCATTGCTAGCGCAGTTAGCGGGCAAGCAAGAGCAAATACTACAAACGATGGGAATGAATAACCCATTGGTTAGCTTGCAACAATATTCCAATACATTAACTAAAATTATTGAGATGGCTGGATTTAAAGACGCGCAATCGTTTATTAATACGCAAGTACCGCCTATGCCACCACAACCAGAACAGCAAAAACCAGATGCAGCAGAGATGTTAGCTCAAGCTGAAATGCAAAAAGCGCAAGTGCAAGCGCAGAAAGCAATGATTGATTCTGAAACAGATAGAATGAAAATTATCATGGATGACGATAGAGATAGAGATAAAGCAGAAGCTAACATTAGATTAAAAGCTGCTGAACTTAACGCTAAATATGGTGCGCAAATTAATGTGGCAGAAATAAATGCGTTAATGGAACGTGATAGAGAAACGCTTAGACAGATCGCTAAGACACAATCACAAGGATTATTTACAGGTGGAAATCCAAACAACTAAGTATTATGACATTGAGTTTTTAGAAGGTGATGAAATATTTACAGGAACAGATATCCCAGCTAATTCGGAAGAAGAAGCAATAAATAAAATGATGTTTATGTTTATGGGAAAAATAGACCAAAACTCAGAATTAATACATATTGAAGAAAACAGGATACATTAATTATGGCAATAACTTATCGAGGCGAAAGATTTAGCGGATACAACAAACCCAAAAGAACACCAGGTAAAAATAAAAAGTTTGCAGTATTGGCAAAAAAAGGTGAAACAGTAAGATTGGTTCGATTTGGTGATCCCAATATGACGATTAAAAAAAATCAACCAAAAAGACGTAAATCATTCAGAGCAAGACATAAATGTGACACTAACCCACCCAATAAATTAACAGCAAGATATTGGTCTTGTAAAAAATGGTAAGGAGATAACATGGCAAAACGTGGTTTATACGCAAATATTCATGCAAAAAGAAAAAGAATAAAAGCTGGTAGTAAAGAAAAAATGAGAAAACCTGGTACTAAAGGTGCGCCTACAGCAAAAGCATTTAAACAAGCTAAGAAAACTGCAAGGAAAAAGAAAAGAAATGCGTAAAAAAAAGAAAAAATCATCTAAGACTAAAAAGAAAACTTACGGATACTAAGTAATGAAAACTAAAAAATCAGCTAAAATGATTAAAGGCGTAAATGTTTCTTCTTTAGATAAACAGCAACAAAACGCCATGAAAAAACACGCAGAACATCACACAATCAAACACTTAAAAGTAATGGTTGGTGCTATGAATAAAGGTTCTACTTTTGGCGAATCACATAAACTAGCAACAAAAAAAGTTGGTGCATAATGAAATTTAAATTTGTTAAAAACTTAATCGGTGCTGTTGCACCAACAATCGGTACTGCTCTTGGCGGGCCTATGGGTAACATGGCAGCCAATATGGTAGCTGATGCTTTGGGTTGTGAGCCAACGCCAAAGAAGATAGAGCAAGCAGTACAGCAAGCAACGCCAGAACAACTAGCAGAACTTAAAAAGATTGATACTGATTTTGAAATTAAGATGAAAGAGTTAGATGTTGATTTATATGCTTTGGAAACAAAAGACATACAAGATGCGAGAGGTAAGTTTTCTAAAGATTGGACAACTCGAATTATGGGTATTGCTACTTTGGGTGGATTTATGGGTTATATATTTTTAGTAACACTACAACCACCAGAGCAGAACAGTGAGGCACTCATAAACTTAGTCCTCGGCTACCTTGGGGGCCTTGCAAGTGCTGTAATTAGTTTTTATTTTGGTGCATCTAATGGTGGTAGCAAGGACTAATGGAAACATCTCAGAACGGAATAGATTTAATTAAGCATTTTGAAGGTTGTCGATTAGAGCCTTACTTATGCAGTGCCAATGTTTTAACGATAGGTTACGGTCACACAAAAGATGTGGTAGAGAATATGCACATAACCGAAGAAACAGCAGAATCATTACTGCAACAAGATTTAAAAGAGTTTGAAGATCATGTTGATAAATTAGTTACAGTTGATTTAAACCAAAATCAATTCGATGCTTTGGTATCATGGACATTCAATTTAGGTGCGGGTAACTTAAAGTCAAGCACTATGTTAAAAGTTCTTAATGAAGAAAAATACGATAAAGTGCCAGAGCAAATGCAAAGATGGAATAAAAGTGCTGGGGTTGTGAATAAAGGTTTGGTTAAAAGACGAGGTGCGGAAGCATTACTTTTCGCAAGCAAAGCATGGACATAAACCCTTTTTTTCTTTGGAATGTTATTTTAACATTAATATACGCACCATTAATTTATGGTATAAGAAACAACGCGACAGAGATGAAAAGAATAGATATATTGCTTAATAAAACAAGAGAAGAACTGCCAACAAGGTATGTGACTAAAATTGATTTGTTAGAAGATATGGAAAGATTGTTTAAAAGATTGGATAATTTAGAATCAAAAATAGATAGATTAATCTCAAGGTAGAAGGAATAGATATGGCACAAAGAATTATAGACCCTTTATTCAGTTCGGGTTTAAGGTATGCGCAATCAATAGCGGGTGGAGAGAATGTAGCTGACATGATTGCGCCAGGTGTAGGATACTCAGAGGAGTTTCCAGAAGGTTTTGTAATGCGAGATGGAGTACCAGTTTCTGTCAGGGAAGAAGCCCCAATACCCGCACCACCACCACCCCCACCCGCATTAATGCAAGAGCCAGTAAGGACTGCTCCATTTAATCCTAACAACCCATACAATCTTCCTATTGATCCTGAGAGTTTATTTATCAACACATTTCCTACTGGATATTCTAGGGAAGGAAAAGAAATGCTAGATACAGGCATACCAATGGATGACATGATGAATGTCATTCAACCAAGAGAAGCACCCACACCTGTAATGCAACCACCAATGCCACCGATTGACATGGGCATGGTAGATACTTCTGGTTTATCAAGAGAAGAAATAGAATCAGGCGCATTTGATGCTTTGATGTTTCCTAGTATTCCAGAGCCACAACCAATTAAATATCCGTCAGTAGGTTATACGCCTTTTGATTTTACTAACATACAAGCAGCACTAGATAGTGTTGTTCCAGTAAGAGGTGGTGGAACAGGAACTAGAGGTGGTGGAAGAATAAGGAGATAGCATGGCTACCAGAGAGGAAGTATTAGAATCAAACGAAGCAGAATTAATTTTAAAAAGCGATGTATTTAAAAAGTCTATCGAGAATTTAAAAGAAGAATATGTTGCATTATGGATGAATACCAAAGGTGAAGATAATGTTGCTTTTAGAGAAACCTTGCATAATGCGATTAATATTTTACCAGAAGTGGAGAGGCATCTACGCATTTTGGTAGAACGTGGGAAGATAACAAGTGCGCAAATCAAAAAATTGCACAATTATATATAACTAGGTAAAATTTTAAAAAATTAAGGAGTAAACATGAGCAACAACGCCAAGCCGATTGCTTTACAATCAGAGTTAGATAAAACTGTAAGTTCTTTTGAAAATCTTTTGACTCCAGTTGAGGAAGCACCAGAGGAAGTTCAAGCAGAACAAGCAGAAACATCTCCAGAAGATGTCGTTGAAACAGAAATGGAAGCGGAAGCAGAAGTTGAGGCAGAAGCAGAAGTTGAAGTCGAAGATGATTTCGAGGAAGGAGAAGAAGTAGAACAGTCTTTAGAAGAACAAACAGAAGTAGAGGAAGAACTACAACCTAATGCCTACACCGTAAAGATTGATGGTGTTGAGCAAGAGGTCACGTTAGATGAACTCCGAAACGGATATTCTCGTCAGCAAGACTATACTCGCAAAACTCAAGAACTGGCACAACAACGTAAAAGTTTTGAAGATCAGCAATCAGAGTTAGCGAAAAAAGATGCTATTTACGCTCAGTTGTTGCCTCAGTTAGAGGCAAGTTTAAATGGTGAATTGGACAACGAACCAGATTGGTCAGCACTATACGAATCTGATCCTATTGGATATGTTCGTGAAAAAGACGTTTGGGAAGAAAAACGTAAAAAGTTAGATGCTGCTAAAGCTGAAAACAAAAGATTGCAAGAAGAAGCAATGCAAAAACAGCAAAAGCAAATTCAAGATTTTGTCGATTATGGACAAAAGCAACTTAAAGAAAGAATTCCCGAATGGTCTGATGCAGAGAAATCCCAAAAGGATAAACTTGCAATCACTAACTATGCAGTTAATGAGCTTGGGTTTACTCAAGATGAAGTTAATCAGGTGATAGATTATAGAGTGCTACTTGGCTTACGAGATGGGATGCTATACCGCAAACAAGTGGCAGCAACCAAGAAGAAGCCAACCCAAAAAGCAGCTTCAAGAGTTGCAAGACCTGGAACAGCCAATAAACCTAAAACAGCAACGCCAGTGAAAAAAGCAAAAATGAGATTAGCTAAATCTGGCAAAGTGCAAGATGCAGCTAAAGTTTTTGAACAATTAATTTAAAGGTATAAAAAAATGGCTAAAGTAACAAACGCCTTTGACACATATACTGCGACTGCTGACAGAGAATCATTGTCTGATACTATCTACAATATCTCTCCAATGAGTACGCCTTTTATGAGTTCCATAGGCAAAACAAATGTAAAAAACGTCCAATTTGATTGGCAAACAGAAGCCCTACCTACTGCATCTGGTACAGGTCAGTTGGAAGGTTTCGAGCTATCAAGAGCAGCTTCTACTGCTACAGTTAGAGAAAGTAACGTATGTCAAATCTCAAGCAGAGATGCAACTGTAACTGGTACGCAAAATGCTTCCGATGCTGCGGGTAAACGCACAGAAATGGCGCATCAACTAGCTATTATGGCTAAAAGTTTGAAGCGTGATATGGAAACGGCATTATGCTCTAAAGTAGCTAAAGCTGCTGGTAACGCGACTACTGCTCGTCAAACTGGTGGTTTTGAAACTTGGACAGAAACTAACGTATCGCGTGGTACTAACGGAGCGGGTGCTGGAAACGGTGCTGCACCTACTGATGGTACACAACGTGCGTTTACTGAAACTATCCTAAAAGCAGTACAACAACTTTGCTTTGCAAACGGTGGTGAGCCTTCAATGTTGATCGTTGGCCCACACGTTAAAAGTGTTGTTTCTGGGTTTACTGGTCGTTCATCTGCAAGACAAATGATTGATGCTAATACTGTAGAAGCGTCAGTTGCTATCTATGCTGGTGACTTTGGTGAATTGCAAGTAGTTCCTTCTAACTTTAGTAGATCAAGATCAGCGTTATTTGTTGACCCTGATTACGCTAAAGTTTCTTACTTGAGAGACTTTGAAACTATTGACATCTCCACTATTGGTGATGCAATGACAAAAATGATTGTCGTTGAATATGGTTTAGAAGTGTCAAATGAGAAAGCGCACGGAATCGCTGCTGACTTATCAACATCGTAAGTTAAACGGAGAGGGGCAGAAATGCCCCTCATTCTTATTGGAATAATCATGGCAAAAAGAACTTTAATAGACTCTAAATCAGGATTTATGAGTGAGTTTGCTACAGAAGATGAAAAGAACATTTATCACAGTTCTCAAAATGTTCAGCCTATTTTGGATAATGTAAAGAATTTATCTTACGGTACGCAAGGTAAAGAATTAAAGCACGTTGCAGAAGTACCTATGGTAATATATCAAAAGGCAGTAAGAGAAGGTTGGGCTAAAGACAGAAAGCAATGGAAGAAATGGCTCAATGATCCAGATAATAAATTATTTAGAATATGGCAAGGTAGAGTATGACTTATGAAGAATTAAAAACTCAAATAGCAAGTTATTTGAATAGAAGTGATTTAACATCACAAATTGATATATTTATTGACACTACCGAAGCAGAATTAAACAGAAAGGTTAGAGATAAAGATATGATTAAAAGAGCAACTGCCACAGCAGATGCTCAATACTTAACTCTACCTGACGATTGGTTGGAAGTAATTAATGTAGAAATTACATCAAATGATTTTTCTCCATTAATGCAACAATCAATAGAATCATTAGATGTATTTAGAAGGGCAAATGACAATACTTCTGGACAGCCAAAGTATTTCGCTATTGTAGATGGCACATTAGAACTTGCCCCTACCCCTGACACATCATATACATTACAATTAACTTATTATGGTAAAATCACCGCGTTAAGCGACTCGAACACCAGTAATTTTGTTTCAACAAACCACCCAGATGTTTATTTATATGGTGCGTTGAAGCAAGCCTCTATTTATCTTATGGAAGATGATAGAGTTCAGATGTTTACTGCGCAATTTGAATTAGCTTTAGAAGAAATGCGTATGCAACAAGAAAGAGCAGCGTTTGGAAAAGGTTCTTTAATACCAAGAAAAAGAACTTATGGTCAACGCAAGAAAACAACATATTTTATGAGAAATTAGGAGTAAATAGAGAATGGCTGGATTTACAGATTATTTAGAAGATAAAGTATTGGATCATGTATTTGGTGGTAGTGCTTACACAGCACCAGGAACTTTATACGTTGGTTTATTTACAGCAGCACCTTCTGATACTGGTGGTGGTACTGAATGTTCTGGTGGTTCATACGCAAGAAAAAGTATGGCTGCTATGACTGTATCAGGCACTTCACCAACCACAGCAACCAATGGATCAGCAGTAGAGTTTGTTACTGCTACTGGCTCTTGGGGAACAGTAACCCATGTAGGTATTTTTGATGCCTCATCAAGCGGTAACTTAATGGCTTGGGCAGCATTATCTGCTTCCAAGGCAGTAGCAAGTGGTGATGTATTTAGATTCGATGCTGGTGACTTAGACGTTACATTGGCGTAATACATGGCCTCAGTAGGCTATGGTTACGGTGGTTACGGGAAGTCCTTTTATGGGCAACCTGTATTTGAACTTGGCGAAGCGACTCTAGCGCAAACGTCAGCTTTTACTGCATCTGCGTCTATGACGTTTGCAGTATCCGCAACATCAGCACAAACATCAGGTGTAACGGCTTCTGGAACTTTACTCAAGTTAGGTGCAAGCACGATTGCACAAACATCTGCTGTAACCGCAACAGCCGAAGTAGTAAAACTGGGTTCTGCTACTATGGCACAAACCTCTGGGTTTGCTGCTACTGGCAGACAAATAGATCGTGGTGAAGCTACGATTGCTCAAACCTCTGGATTCTCAGCTACCGCAGAAGTAGTCAAACTTGGTACAGCAACCATAGCACAAACGTCTGCGGTGAGTGCAACAGCCGTTATTGTTCTAAATGCATCAGCTACAAGCGCACAAACTAGCGCAGTAAGCGCATCAGGAACATTAGTTAAATTAGGTGTAGCAACCTCGGCAGAAACATCAGGATTTAGTGCTACTGCAGAATTGGTAGTATCGGGTGAGGCTACTATGGCGCAGACAAGTGGAGTTACTGCGCTTGGTAGTATAAAATATTCTGGTGTAGCGACTATCGCACAAACATCTAGTCTTTCCGCCATTGGTGGCTTAAAATGGGAAGATGATACTGTAACGACAACCACATATACGGATCAAACAGTAACGACAACAACTTGGACAGACCAAACTGATCCGTCAACGTCTTGGTCAGAAGCAGCTTAACATAGGATAGGAAACATGGCAGATACAACAACTACGAATTTAAGTTTAACAAAACCCGAAGTAGGGGCGAGTACAGATACTTGGGGTACGAAAATAAATACTGATTTAGATACTTTGGATGCAATATTTGGCGCATCAGGTACAGCAGTCAATATGGGAGCAGTTACATTTGGTGGTGCTGTAGCAATACAAGGCACAACACCAACATTAACAATAGGAGATGCAGGTGCAGAAGATACTAAAATCGTTTTTGATGGCAACGCTCAAGACTATTATATTGGTCTTGATGATTCTGCTGATGATCTGGTAATAGGTAAAGGTTCAGCAGTAGGAACTACACCAGCTATTGTTATTGATGAAAATTTAAAGGTAGGTATTGGCAATGCCAGCCCAACTGAAATTCTAACTTTAGGAACTACATCAGATACTAATACCCGTATAGCAATCCAATCAGCAGATGATGGTGCGGGAACTATTCAATTTGCAGATGGTACAAGTGCTGCTGCTTATGCTGGATATATAAACTATACACACTCAGATAATGTTTTAGCTTTTGCGACAGCAAGC